CTGTATCAATGTTTACACCTTTTTCTAATAGATAGCGTTTAAACTCTGTATCAAACTCTTCTACAATTAAGTTTTGCAGACGTTCACAATAGGTATTAAATCGTAGTTCTTGAATGTATGCTGTTCCCACACGCCCGTCATTATATTGTGAAGCTGAATCATCTGCTCCAGTTGGTAAGTACGAACTTGGAATACGAAGACCGCGCACTAGTTTGTTTGTGAAATAACGCAAGTCATCAATCTCACCAAGGTTTGTACCGCCTGGCAGTGTTTCAACTTTTGATCCTCTACCTTCTGCTGTTTGAGGGAAGAAGTAGTCTTCGTTGATTGACAGAGGATTGTAACTAGAGTCTATGACATTCTGACCGCCTCCTGTCGCCGATGGGATACGTCTTTGGTGTATTTCCGTTTTAACACGCTCTACAAATTGCATAGCAAGGTGTGATGGCATGTTACCCACATCAACGTAGAACACTCTGCGCTCTGGCGCACGTTGTACACGATAGATAATAATAGCATCTTCGAGTAATTCTTTTTGTTTGTATACTTTAAAAATAGTTTCAAGTAATGAGTTACCAAACGGATAGTTATTGTCTAGTCCTTCTGATAAACTTAAATGTATAACGTGATCAGCATCAACAGTAAACTCACTATCATCAGTACTAAAACGACTTCCGCTCATACTAGACTGTGGGCCTACCATACCTTTGGCTCCGCCACCGCCTACTGTGCTTGAACTACTGTACTGGCCGCCGCCTGCAGGACTCATATTGCCGTTATTTACATATGGAGTTGTTGCAATACCGTCTTTAAAATTAAAGTTTACATTTCTAATAACATATTGCTCAGGAATTTTACCTTCGCTTTCATTAACAATGATGCGTGTTACGTTTGCAGGATCAACATGAAACCACTTTTTAGTTTCTGGATCACGTAGGAAAAATTGATCTCCCATTTTAAATACATTGCGCAATGTTCTAAACATTTTTGTTTCAAACTGCTGTAACTTACACCACTGCTGCAAATATTGACCAATAATATTAATTTCTGAATTAGTAGCTTTTTTACCACGATAGTCTACAATAAATGGAGTATTGTTTTGTGCATTTTTTTGTGTACAAAATTCTGCAAGTATGTCAAGTGCAGCATTAACTTCACTGTCTTGATCCATCGTATTGTATTGACCGTAACGTTCAACTCTATTAGGCGAACCTACATATACATCAGGGAGATATGAACTATAGTTAGAACGAGCAGGACCTGCCATGTTACCGTTTCCACGACTTGTGAACGGTGAGTAACTACCGTTTTGATTATCACCTGTCGGTACTGGTGTAAAGTATTTTTTCCACGACATTTATTTTTGCTCCTTATCTTGCGACATTGCTTACGCCGCCTTGTGCAAGATTGCTTCCGATTATATTTCTTGTATTTCTTTCAACATCTTCGTCAAGGTCTCGTATTTCGTTTAGAACTAATAATACTTGATTCATAATATTATTTAACTGATCACCACCTACTCCGCCCCCAGAGCCGGTTGTGTTCATTTGTGACATTACGGATCCAGCATTTTCTCCAGTGCCAGAAGTAAACATGCCATTATTATCTTTTCCTAGTTCTTCATTTAAATCACCAAGAACTTCTACTAAACGTTCCATAGCATTAGTATAGCTTATAATGCCAGTTGTGTCAAGTCTTTCTACACTAAATCCATTTAATGATGATGTCATAGCATTAATTGCTTCAGCATTAGCAGTAACACCTTCTGAACTTATATCAGCATCGCCAAATGCTTTTACAGAATCCCACGGCATTACTGAATCGCCTGCAAACCAACCTGCAATTGCTCCAAGAACGCCGCCTGAACGTTCAGCATCTATAGTCGGCATATTTTGCATTGCTGCTGCAAATGCACTTACTGCTCCTGCATTATTAGTAATACCTGCTGTATTAAGTTGTAATTCTCCAAATGCTTTCATCGGAGCAAAAGGATCTGTTTCGCCACCTAACAATCCGATTATAGCATCCTTAGCTGCTGTAAATACACTTGCTGACGGACTAGTAGGGAAGTCTTTCATCGCTTCTGCATATGCTGCAACTGCTCCGGCGTTTGCAATAATACCAGCAGTATTAAATTCATATTCGCCGAACCTTTTCATTTTGTCTAGAGGATCTTCTGCGCCAAACAATCCTGCTATTGCTCCGCCTATGGCTCCGACTGCTGCACCTATGCCGCTTAACCCATCTGCTGCTCCTAGTGCTGCCATGCCCCTACTATAAGAAACTATTGCAGTAGCATTATTTTCAATTCTTGCAGCATCAAAATTGTATTCTTGGAACTTTTTAATTTTTTCTAACGGATCTTCTGCGCCAAATAATCCAGCAATGCCGTTAGTTACTGATCCAACTAAATTACCTAAACCTGCAACTGCTGAACCAGCTCCAAATGCTGCCATGCCCAGTGCAACCGCGCCCATACCTTTACCAGCATCAATCAATGCTGCGCCATCTAACTCTTCAAAGCTTTTTAATCCTTCTGCCATAGTAGGTAGTGATTTTCCTACCATCCATGTTGCACCAGCAATTGCTCCGCCTATTAGTACTATTGATGCAGCAAGTCCTGCTGCGCCAAGTGCTACTGCTGGATTAGCAAATGCCATAATGCCGCCGGCAAGTCCTTTGAGTATTCCTCCAAGTCCTTTACCAATACCACTGCCTATGTTGCCTATTGCATTGCCAGCACCTCTACCTGCATTAGCTCGGCCTCGAGGAGAACTTCCAGTACTACTCTCGCCGCCGCCTCCACTGAACATACCGCTTATTCTAGCGCCGATTCCTCTAGTAAGTGCGCCGGCGGCAGCTTTAGATGCAAATAATACTCCAATGCCACCAACTAATGCAGCAATTACACCAGCGTTATTCCATAATCCCGATAACCCATCTGTAAGAACACCTGTTATTGCACTAAACCATTCACCGTTTGCAACTTTAGCAGAAAATTCAGTAAGACTAGTAGCAATACCAGTAAGAAGTGGAGCCATTGCTGAAAGTCCTGCGCCGATGGCATCTAATATACCACTTGCAACAAAAGCTCTATGCATTGCAGCACTTACTTCTCTTTGATTTTGTTCAAAAGTTAACATTGCTCTTGTAGATTCGTCTTGTGCTGCTCTTTGCGTTGCTTGCTGCGCTTGAGCTGCTGCCATATCACGATTGCCTAGATTGATCATTTGAGCAGCGCCATCTAAGTAGTCTGCCATAGGATCGCCGGCTTCTCTTAACTGTCGAATTATCGCAACTCGTCCAGCAGCATCTGCTCCTGCAAATCGTTCTAGTTCGCCGCCGGCTGTTGCAAATGCATCTAATAGAACTTGTGGATTTGCACCCTGTCCAACTTGCATCATTGCAGCATGAACAGTATCGCCACTGTCGCCTAACATAGCCATAAATCTACCAGCTGCTGGAGTTAGATTTTCAGTTAACATTCCTTTGAGTGCTTCAGCAGATGCTCCGCCAACTTCATCAAGTAGTGCCAAACTGCTTGAAAGATTTCTGTATTCCTCAGACCCTTCATCAAATTGATTTAACAGTGTACGTGCAACTGAATCAGCAGCTTGTTGATCTAGAGCAGCTTGTGCTTGCTCTCTAGTCTTGCCAGTAACTCTAGCAAGCAAATCAATTTGTCTTAGATAGTCTGCACTACCGGCTGCAAGTTCAGAAGTACTTCGACCTTGTAGTCTTCCCATTCTACCTTGCAGTTCGATATAGTCTGCCATACCTTCGTTGACTTCTCCAACACTAAATCCCATTTCCATAAGATTTCGGAAGTCACCAGTAGACTTTATGTTTTTATTCATACTTGCAAAACGTGCAGCACCTTCTTCGACAGTTCCGCCTAGAGCAGCAAGTGCAGGTGCTTGAGCAGTAAACAACTCAGTCATTTCACTCAAGCTTATTTCCATGCCAGCAGCAGCATTACGCATATTAGTTATTGAGCCGCCGAAGGCTGCGCCGCTTGCAGTTAAACTTCTAAATGAGTCAATAGACTCATCTGCAATTCCGCCAAGTCCGCCTAATAATTTTCCTACTACTGGTAATTGAGAAGCAAACCCTTCAATGCTGGTATTATTATTCCAAAATGCACTGCCAAGATTCATTGCACTTTGATAAAGTGAACCTAATCCTTTAGCTACAGCGCCGCCTAACGAGCGAGCAAACTTATTTGTTTCTTGAGTTGCTTCTTTAGTTGCAGTAGTCTGTTCTTCTGTCGCGCCTGTTTGTTCTTTTGTAGCTTTGCTAGATTTTTCAACTTCTTGATTATATAACTTTTGTAATTTTGCAGCTTGGCTCTTTGAATCAATGCCCATTTTCTTAGCCATTGCTTCAATACTGGTCACAAGACGTTGCAGAGTTACTTCACTAGCTACACCGTCACCGCCAACATTACTAATTTGTACTTCTTCAGCCACTATTAAAATCCTAAGTTATATGCGCATATAAATAAAGTAGATACATACTTATACATTGTATTTATACGGAGAACAGAATGTCAGAATTTGATCCAGCTAAGTTTAATAGTAATATTGAACAAAACCCTTTAAAGAAGTATTTTAGACAACCTAAAGTCTTTATCACTCTTCCTAGCAAGGGAAAATTTTATCCAGAAGGTTCTATTGAGATTCCAGAAAATAAGGAATTTCCAGTTTTTGCCATGACAGCTAAAGACGAACTAACAATGAAAACCCCTGATGCATTGCTTAACGGTGCAGCAACGGTTGAAGTTATTAAGAGCTGTGTTCCAAATATTAAAAATCCATGGCATATGCCAAGTATTGATCTAGATGCAATACTAATTGCAATACGAATTGCAACATACGGTGATAAGATGGAAATTACTACTAAGGTTCCAAATATTGGCGAAGACAGAGTGTTTGATATAGATCTAAGACAATTACTTAACAATCTAGTATTAAAAGATTATAATAATAAATTTTCAATGAACGATATGTCTATAGTAACTAGACCAATGACGTATAAAGAATTTACTGATGCAAGTTTAAAAACTTTTGAAGAACAACGTATATTTGCACTTGTTAACGATGAAAAAATTCCAGATCAAGAAAAATTAGCAAAGTTCAATGAAAGTTTTCAAACACTTACAAATTTAACTATTAGTTCTTTATCATCTAGTGTTGTTAGTATTTCAGTTGGCGATACTGTGGTAGAAAATCCAGCGCATATAAAAGAATTTATTGAAAACGCAGACAAAGAGTTTTATAATGAAGTACTAAAGCATATTGAAGCACAAAAAGATTTATTTGCACTAGAGCCATTAAAGGTTACGTCTAATGATGAGGATATTGCCAAAGGTGCTCCAGAAAATTACGAAGTTGCTATTACGTTCGACCAATCAAATTTTTTCGCGTAAGGATCTTAGCTTGGAGCGTGGCTGAGATCCTAGAAGAAGTTAAGCACATGGAAAATGAGCAAAAAGAAATTAAAAGCGAAATCTTAAAACTTTGTTGGTATATGCGCGGCTCGGTAACCCTTGATGAAGGATTTTATCTTTCCCACGAAGAAAGAATGCTTATAGGCGATATAGTAAAAGAAAACTTAGAGACCACTAAGAAAAGCGGTCTTCCATTCTTTTAAATATAACTTAATCCAAACATTTTGTTAGTACCTTCTAACAGATGTATACGTATACCTAAATCACTCCAGCTTAGATTATTTTCACGCAACATTTTACTAATTTCAAAGTATACACTTTGGGTTAAGAACCGTTCGCCTGCTTTAGAGTTTGCAATCCATGCTTGCTGTTGCTTACTAACATCAACACCTGCTTTAGCAAACTGCATAATCTTTTGAGCTGCTGCAACTCCACTTTCCTTATCACCCTTTGCCAGTTTGGCAAGGTCACTTGAAATAGTTGCTGCCGTCTTTGGTGGCATTGGCTTTTGACCGCCTTGGACTTTACGAATATCACCTTTAGCTTTTTCGTAAGTGTCACCTGCTGCGGCATTTTTATCTGCTGCCGGTGCTGCTCCGCCTTGTGCAGGAGTTGTAGTATCCGTTGCAGTAGGCTCAGCCTTAGGTGCTTGTGTAGCTTGTGCAGGTTGTTGTCCACCTTGTGCTGGCGCTGTTTGACCTTGTGTTGCTGCTTTAGGCTGCGATCCAGTTGATTTAGTTAATGAATCAATATGTCCAACTAGTGCTTTAGCATCTGCAGAACTTAGTTTTGCTACAGCTTGTTGAATTCCTTTAAAGTCCATTGGTGCTGCTGCGCCAGCTGCTGGTGTTCCTGTTTGTCCGCCTGTTGCTCCAGGCTTACCTGCTTGCGGAGTTCCTCCTGCTTGAGGATCAGCTGCTGGTGGTGTTCCTGTTTGTCCACCAGTTTGTCCACCAGTTTGTCCTGGCGTACCTGCTTGTGGATCAGCTGCTGCCGGCGCTGGTGGTAATTTAGCACCCATTTGTTTGTACACAGGTGCTAATACTTCATCACTAACACCCTGTTGTCTTAATATTTTTGCAATCTCGTCACTATCTGTAGGCGATCCTGCTTTCTTCCATGCACTATTTAATTTGTCAGCAGTAACTTTGGTTGTCATATTTTTGCCAACCTTTACTGCTTTAGCGCCTACGGCTGCTGCACCTTTTTTAAGTGCTCCACCTACTACGCCGCCTGCTTTCTTAATAGCATCCATCGGACCTTCTGTTAGCATAACAGCAGGAGTTTCATCACACCATTCAATAATAGTTTCAATTTGAATTGGATTAAATTGTGTGCTTTCTTTTTTATCATCGCTTGCTTGTGCTGCACCTTGTGCTCCGGCAGCAACTCCGTCCATCATTTTACTAAACGCTTGCATGCCAGCTTGCCAAGTAGCTCTTGCTTTGTCAGTGCCGTCTAGTGCAGCAATGTATTCTGGATTATTTAATTGATCAACTGCTGCTTCAATTTTTGACCAAACAGCATCAAATTTAGCGTAGTTGTTTGATTCTAGTGCAGAACTTGCTTGCGTCCACATGTCCCTAATAGGTTCTATATCTTCAGGCATACCGACTAATTTTGCAGTCATCCAATCACCTGAGCCGATGTCAGTATCCATATAATCCCACTTGGCAGTCATGTAAGATGGATTAATTGTGTCATTGCCCCATGCTAGTGCGTCACCTATCACATCACCTATCTTTTCAAGACCAAAACCAATTAGAGCACCAACAATACCAGTCTTAATTGATTTGCCAACTGCTGTTGAAAGGTCTGCACCTTGTAATAAATCTTTAGTTGCTCTTGCAAGGAAACCGCCTATTGCACCGCCTAATGGTCCGCCTGCCATAGCAGCCGCGGCGGTTAAAATAGCTACAGCAATACTTGCTTTACCAGGATTGGCTACAGCCCAATCACTAACACCTTGTATTGCTTTAGCAACCTTACTATCAGTAGCGCCAATTTTAGCTTTTAATTCTTTAAACTTAGCATCAGCATTTTGAACAGGGCCAGCTTGTTTTAACTGAGCACCAAGTTCGTCGATCTTTTTACTAATAAAACTTGCAGCATCTTTACCTTTACCAATCATTGTTCTGTTGCCGCCAGCAGCAGTAGCGCCTTGCTCAACGTTTGTAAACAATTGACTAATTTGATCTGGAGTAAGTTGTGCTTCTACAATATATTTTTCAATACTAGATACAAAAGGAATAATAGTTTTTGTTTCAAGAAGTGTAAGACGAGGATCATTCCATCCTTCAGTAATAAGTGTACGCTGGTTAAGTTCTGTTAATCGCATTATGCTACTCCTGCTTTCTTGGCAAGTTGTGTTCTAAGTGCTGCCTGCTGTTTAGGGTTAAGTTTTGATATTGCAGCTTTAATAGGATCAAGGGTTGGATTAGCAGCTTTACTAGGTGTTGCTTTACCAGTAACTCCACCTGCAAAACCTTTTGCAAAGTTTTTTATTCCAGAACCAACAGCTCTAGTTGCTTTTCCAGCAGCAGTGCCTACTTCGCCAGCTGTTAATTCATCTACCTGTCTATCAACAGCAAATTCAGAGATCTTCATTGTAATTATTCCTTAGTATCAATATAATGTATTTATTATTCTTTTGTACTTAGTGTATTAACTTCGTTAATACAAGTTTTCGCTAACGCTCAAACTACATATACTTCGTTTTAATTAAATGATTTATATATGAATACTCATTATCACGTAAGTGATAATGTTTAAGTTTCATGTAGATTGTTTCAGTCAGACGGAACCTGTTACGGTTCCATCTAATCTCAAAGTTTGCGCTTCATGTGAGTTCGCTACCAGCCGAGACTTGGAAGTAGGTGTTTGTTATACTGCTACACAATGGGCTCTGACCTTTCCCAACCTACGTCGACATCAAAATATAGCTTATAAGCAGTAATTCTAAATTATAGCTAATACACTATATTTCTACCTCCCGCTTCGTTCCTGTTGCTAAAGAGTTTTTATGTGTAATGTGCAGTTTTTCGACAGCCAACAATCTATCTATACCAACCTGTGAGCCCAATTTGTTTGATGGCTTCCTCCCTCTGGGGAGTCGATCAGTATGTTACGTGTGCAGGTATCACCCTAGCCTTTTCCACAGCGGTATTTCTAAACTGGCCCGCCAACCTTAAGTGTTGGATTGTTTTGCCTGGATGTGATGTTCTAGCAATGCCTGTTTGAGTTTGTCTGAGCCGCCGACTCTAACATTAATGATTCCGTTGTAGTAATCATCTGTTTCGAGTACTCTACGATCAAACTGTTCTCGTGCCTCTATGTAGGACATTTCGCCCCTACCTTTACATAGGTATAATATTTCTCTTGTAAACTTGTCTTCGCCTAGTGCAGCTACGTCTGCATTTAATCTATCACTGGATCCATAATAATCTCTCCAGTCGCTTTCTTTGTAGCCGCGTCTTTTATTTTTCTTGCCTTTAAGGGGTGGCTTAGTAGTTTTAAATTTTGCTAGTTTCTTGCCTATGTATTTCTGGCCTGTAGTGGTATTTGTGATAAGATAAACAAAGCCTTCATACTCGTCTGGTATAGTGTCAATTGTTTGTCCTTGGTAAGTCCACTGCATGAGTATACTTACCGGTGCCTAATTTATTATTTGCCTTTTCTGGTTATTCTAGTTGTATTGTGTTTAACATGTATTTCATCTGCTCGTTCTTTTGCTAATGTACGTATATCACGTAAACACTTTCGTACAGTGCGATGCGTTCGTACACTATTCATTTTTTCAAACTTTTCGTTTGCTTTGAAGTAATCTAAATATGCTTTTACAAGCAAATCATGTGCATCGTCTTCCATTATTCCACAACCTCTAAGTCATTTGCATAACTTGTAAATCCATTTTCTTTTACAACACGTAGCACGTGATTAACACGGCCAATAAGTTCGTCTTTGTGCGAGATAAGATAAATGTTCTTACTGCGCTCACGTGCCATCTTCTTAAGAACACCTAATGAATTCTCAACACCTGCTGTGTCCATACCACTGTCGATAAGCTCATCAATAAACAACAAGTTGATATTTTGATATAGGCTTTCCCAAACATCACGGAATGCAAAGCTTAATCCTAAGATAAGTCTGTTACGTTCGCCTCGACTCAAGTTATCAAAGTCCAAGTCTTGTCCTAGTTGAGTAATCTCAACATTCAAATCGTTTTGGAACAGTACTTGATGCGGCAATCCTAGTTTGTCAAGATAATATGTAAGTCTGTTGTTTAGATATGCTAGGTTCTGATCAATAATCTTTTTGCGTATGAAACTGTCTTTGTTTGTAAGCAGCTTTAGCAAGAATTCTTGATGTTCTTTGTAACTTGTAAGTTCATTTACTGTGTTCCAGTTAACTTCTTGAATAGCTGACTCGTTTAATTCTGTAATCTGTGCAGCATACGGATCAGTTTCAGAAACTTTATCTTCTAATGTTTTCTTTAGGTTATCTACATTACTTCTATGTTCGTATGCTTCTTTAGCACTGTCATAAAACGTTGTAGGCTTGCCATTGATATCACCAATTTCTTCAAGTGCTTTCATTACATCAGTAAGTTTGCCTGCAACTTCTGTTTGATATGCCAATGCATCAGCAAGTTCTTTGCCCTTGCGCTCCGCAATTTCTGCTTTCTTGTCTGCATGCAGCTCTTGACCACATGTGTAACAGGTTGCATCTTCAAGATCTGCAATGTCTTTCTCTGCTTTGGTTACACTTTTATCAGCACGGTGTAGTGCAGGTTCAAGTGTGCTTAGTTCTTTCTTAAGAGCTAGGATAGCATTGTTGTGTTCGGTCCAGTTTGCTAATTTTTCATGCAACTCTAGTTCAGTTTCAATGTCTAGCTTCTCTAATTCTTCAATAGCACTTGCTAAATTGTCTTGGTCTTGCTTATTCTTAGCAATCCAAGCACGTTGAGTACGCTTTAGTCCTTCAATACTACCTTCAATCTTCTCATTGGCAGTTTGAATAGCATTAATCTTTAGCGTTTCTTCAGTGATTGCGTCTTTAGTCCGGCGTGTCTGTTCTTTAAGTGCATCTGCCTTCTCTGAAAGGATAGTAATACCTAACAACTGCTCGATAATCTGTCTTTGATCATTAACTCGCATGCTCAAGAAAGGTTCTGTATAGGTATTCAGTGCAACAATATGTTTAAACATGTCGTGACTCATACCTAACAATGTGTTTACATCGTCTTGTGTCTGCCTGCTGTCGCCCTGCGACTCATCTACCAAACTTTCTTGATTGTTGATATAGAATTTAAAGATATTTGGTGAACGTCCGCGTTCGATACGATATTCATTGCCATCTTTTTCAAATTGCAATGTAACCAACATACCTTTTGAGTTAGTTTTGTTAATCAAGTTGTTGCGTTTAATGTTTGTAAGTGCCTGACCATACAATGCATACGACAATGCGTTGATAATAGTAGTTTTACCTGTGCCATTACGACTTCCACTGTCATCTCCGCCTTGATCTAAGTTTTCACCTAGTACAAGTGTTAATTGTTCGTGGTCAAAATCTACTGCTTGAGTCTGATTGCCCACACTCATGAAGTTTTTTACTGTTAAGTCTTTGATCTTAATCATTTAGTGGTCTAATCCGTTATAAATTTGCAATAACATACTTTTATCATAGTTGTTAGTGTCTAGTTCTGCAATTTCGTTGCTTACTATTTGATCTACACTTTCAAACTGTGCAATATCAAGCTCTGTACTCATTTCTTCTAGTTGTTTTTGCGGAATCAGTGTAATTTCGCGACATCCGTAGTTGTTAATGAATGTTTCTTTGATAAAACTTGCTTCTTCGTAGCTGATAGGCAAATCTAGTGTAACACGCAGATACATTTTACTCTTAATAAAGGTATCTGCATTGTCAATCAAGTGACTAAGGGTTACAGTTCGATACTTAGGACAATCAGGCCAGTTAATAAACTCTGGTTCTAGGTTGTTTTCTTTGTCAAGTATCATCATACCACGATCATCATCGCCTACATCAGCATAGTTGTGCGGAAATGCATTACCGATATAATGAATAGCACCTTGTTTCTGACGTTTGTGGAAGTGTCCGCTAAAAACATAGTCTTGATGCTTGAAATGCTCAGGTTTTAAGTCACCGTGATCTGGCATACGCACTAGAGCGTTCATATAGAAGCTAGGAAGTTCAAAGTGACCAAACAAATACTTTGTTTTTATGTCACTCATCTTCTTCCACTCGTCTCCAACAAGCCAAGGAACAAGTGCAACGTCATCTTCAATAAGAATTTCATCTACAAATGTAATACCTGGAATATGTTTAGCAAACGCAGTTGAGTTAACATCACGTTTGTCTTTATAATACAAGTCGTGATTGCCGTCGAAGAAGTAAAACTTCTCAAATGCAGCACCTAACTTCTCCATGCTTCTAATTGTTGCATCCATTGTAGTTAAGTTTAGTGAATTACGATTGTGATGCCAGTCACCGCAGAAGATACCAGTCTCGCATCCGGCAGCTTGTGCTTGAGATATGTACCAATCAATAAACTCTTCGCAATCTTCGTTGTGAACACGACTATTGCCCTTCAAACCAAAATGGATGTCTGTAAACACCGCAGCTTTTTTAAACAAAGAATATCCTCCATATATACTTGTTAAAGTATATAGTAAATTTATACACCTGTCAACCTATTTTTTAGAAGTTGTGTATGCAGTCGGCGCAGCTTCTTCATTTCGCTTGACACTTGCTTCCCATTCGCCTTGATTTTGCCGCGTGTAACTAGGATTTAAGTCGTTCATCTCTAAAATATCGTCTCGAATATTCTGATTGCGTTTTTCTATGTTAATAACACGTACAAAACTGTTAGTAACAGCAGCAGTGTAATATGCAAACGGATTATCTGATTTAGATTCGTCAAATTGCAGGCCAATTTGTGAAAGTTGCAAGATCGCTTGTCCTTTCATTTCGTCATTGTAGGTGTATCCACGTACATTGCCCCGTGTTGCATAACGATCTACAAGTTTTAACCACATCATAGCAAGTTTATCAGTTGCAACTCCGTGATCTTTAGAAAAATGTCCGTTTTCCATACCGCCTACCCAATGACTTTTGCCAACTAGGACAATTTCACCATCTTCGTTGTATTTGTAATGCTGAAAAGGAGGAAAAGGAAGCTTAACTTTTGTGTCTGCAACTGTCTTTGGGTTCTTTTTACGTCCTGGCTCGTCTGGAATATGATCAAAAGTCATTACTCGAAAAATTAATTCTTCTTTTGTAATTTCAGATGCTAGTGTTTCGCATTCAGCTTGCTTAACTTTCTCTCCAAGGCCTTTTCTGCGTTCGTATTCAGCAGATGATAGCTTTTTTGCTTTGTTGCGTTTGGCTTCTGCTACTGTTAAACGATTAATCTTGTCAACACTTGGTAGAATAATATCGTAATCTGCATATTCTGGTGCAAGATAGCTGTTAAATTTGTTCTTTGATTTATGTATTTCTTTAAGTATA